AAACAAGGTAATGCAGGTCCAGTTGGTCCATCAGGTCCTAAAGGTCAAAAAGGTACTGATGGTAATGATTCAACAATATCAGGTCCTAAAGGAGATAAAGGTACTAATGGTAATGATTCAACAACATCAGGTCCTAAAGGTCAAAAAGGTACTAATGGCAATGATTCAACAACATCAGGTCCTAAAGGAGATAAAGGTGAAATAGGAGTTACAGGTCCAGGATCTTCGTTTTCAACTGATTATTATACACAGAATAATGATGGAGATACTTTATCTGTAGATAAATTAAGTTTAATTAATAATACTGATAGATCTATAGTTAATTTTAAGCTACCAGACAATGGTTCCAATGACGGAGACATTGTCCATGTTAAAAATTTAGTTGAAAAAATAACTATTAGTTCAACTTTAGGAATTGATGGCTCATCAAATATTACATTATTCGCTAATCATGGTTATATTTTTCAAAGAGTAAATTTAACAATAAGTGGAGGAAATGGTGATGATGATTCTACTTCTACAATTTCAAGTTGGTACATCATTGCAAATTATATACCATCGTCAGGAGAAAGATAAGATGGAAGAGTTTGAATTTGACATAGATCCAATAAATGAACAGGAAATGATAAACCGCGCAATGGAAAACGGTTATAAAGTTCTTTCACAGCAAATTACAGTTGATGATCTTCTTTTTACAAGTGGAATTATAGATCTAGTTTATTTACCGTTTGACTTTTATCAACTATTGTTACTAGATGATTTTGAAAAAATAATAAACGTTGAAATGGTAAAACATTTTGAAGATTTAGACGAGTTTGAAAAATGTAAATTCCTTAAAGATATGACGTATGACAAGTATACTTTGATTTTTAGTGAATTTTACGATAAGATATAGAAACAATTTATAATAAATCTATATAAAGTAATGAATAATAGTGTTAAAAAAGGAATGGAAATGGTTTATCAAAATACTAAAAAGGAATTAGAAAGAATTAAAACTGAATTAGCTATGAAACATATGATTAATGGCTGGTTAGTAAAAGAATTAGAAAAACAACAAGACAATTTAATTGCACGCTTAAATGAATGTATAGATGAATAACATTCACATCATAGGCACACATCGAAATCCATCATGTAATGAAGTTACAGGAGATGCATTTGCAAGAGCAGCCTATCACTTAACAACTCAATTATACCGAAAGGGTTTTCATGTAAAATATTATGGCTTCGAAGAGTCTACTGTAGAATGCTTTGAAAAATACAACGTAGCCAGTTTTAAAGCATTTGAAAAATCTTCAGAAAGTACTAGAAGAGATTTAGGCGTTTGGCGCGACAATCCAGAAAACGAATTAGAATTTATAAATAAGACAAAGGAATTACTCTTAGAAAACTGTAAAGAAGGCGATATACTTTTAGTCATGTGGAGTACATATGTAAAACATCTAGGAGACTTAAAAGCAAGAGGAGTAAAAATAATAGATGCACATATTGGACATCTGATGTGGCCTAATGGTGCTGATTGGAGTGTGTTTACTTCACATAGTTGGAGACACTATCATTACGGCAGAGAAAAGGATTTTGCAAAAAACATTTGGAATGATACCGTAATTGCCCCAATATCAAATAGTATTAATGACTTTGAATTTAAAGAAGAAAAGGAAGACTATTTCCTTTTTATGTCAAGATTAAATATTGATAAAGGCCTACCAATATTCTTTGATTTAGCTGCACATTTTCCAAATAAAAGATTTATACTTGCAGGCCAAGGTAAACCACCAAAGATAGAATTAAATAATGTTGAATTTGTAGGTTATTTAGATTTAGAAAGTAGAAAGAAATATGTTGCAAACGCCAAGGCAATGATCACCCCAACATATTACGTAGAGCCCTTTGGTTTAACAGCCACGGAGGCCGCACTTTCAGGCACACCTATTATTACAACCGATTGGGGAGGCTATACTGATAATGTAATAAATGGTAAAACTGGATTTAGATGTCAGTATTTTGCAGACTTTGTAGAGGCCATAAATAAAATAGACACAATTTCTCCACATGATTGTAGAAAACATGGTGAAAGGTTTACAGCAGAATCATTAATAAACAAATGGATAGACTATCTATATAATGTTAATAAGTCAAATTGGTATGAGGAAAATGACAAAGATAGACTTACATGGGATTAGACATGGTGAGGTAGAAGCAGTATTAGCAGAGGCACTTTTCTGGAAAAATATTAAAAATGCAGAAATAATCACAGGTAATTCAATTAAGATGAAAGAGATTGTCGTCGATTGGTTTAATAAAAATAAACTAGAATATATAGAACAGGTACATAGTGCTAGTTTTTTAGTACACCAGTAAAGTGATATATATTAATATTATGAAAAAATTAAAAGAATTTGACATATTTTTAGAAAAAAAACCTGGCCCTGATGGTTACATGACTGGTCTTAGTGATAAAGACGAGGAAGAGAAAGAAGACCAAATGAAAAAGCAAGGTGCAATGGATGATGATGATCCAAGTGCCTATAAAGAAATGCCAGGAGATAAAAAAGCCAGAAAAGAAGGTAAAGTTAAAAAGTCAAAATTCACTACAGCATATCACAAAAAATTCAAAAAGAACGAAATGAAAAATCTACAAGAATTAGACTCTTTTATAGATGATATGAAAGCTACAAAAGAAACACAGAGAATAGAAGATATTAAAAACACAAAATTAAATACTAAACTAAAGACAATTGATGAATTTTTAAGTGAAGCATTTATAGGACCGTTTGTATTTAATAATAAAATGTCAGATGAGGAGTTAAAAGATATGTATGATGCTGCACTTGACGGTTATGCTAATTATCAAAGAGGGTTTGAACATCCAAAATCTAAATATAAGCAAGCCTATCAAGAAATTGAAAAGATTTTAAAGAAGAGAGGAGTTAGTGTAGATGAAGCTGTTGAATTAGTTCATGTTTATAAAGATGGAGAACTTTATGGCACTGGTGAATTAGTTAAAGGTAAAGATAAAAAGATTAAAGGTAAAAAGCATCAATTAATTAGATTTGATGGTAGTACAGAAGATTATTATCCAGCTGAAGATGTTAAACTTGTTGAGTCTATTAATGAAGACTATGATAAAATGTTAGATCGTAGATATGGCAGAAGCAGAGATTATACTGACATTGAAGTTAAAGACATGCATTTTCAAACAGATGCTGATGAACTTGAAAAAATGAAACTAGCATATGGTTATAGACTAGGTGGAATGACAAGTAGAGAAAAGATTGAAGATGCTGAGTATGAATTAAGAAGATATAGAAAAACTATTAAATACGGCAATGGTAAAGAAGTTGGCGTATTTCTTCCAGGTTCTTATGATGCTGCTACTTCTACATTAGGAGATGGCCCACATAAATCAGCAAGACCTAAAGTAAAATGGAATCAAAGAAAATATGATCAATGGATTGAAGATGTTGCATCAAATGATGGCTGGAAACATGCTGCTGATATGGCACAAAATGCAAACAACGAGCTTGGACTTATTGACTGGGTAAAAAGAAATAATAGAGGAGATGATCCACTACAAAGAATTCAGTGGGATATTGAGGCCATGGCAGAATCCGTTAATGAAAAGAAAGAATTGCCTAAAGAAATTACAAAACACAGAGACATCCCATCATGGGCAAAATATGTTGCACAACAATCTGATGGAGAATGGACATGGTATGAAGAGACTCCAACAATGATTAAATTTAGAAGCGGAGGAGGAGCATGGAAGCAAGATGGCAACCAAACATATACAGGAGTAAAAACCGATGGTAAAGATTGGGATAAGATGCCAACATATTATTATGTAAAAGGTGGAAAAATCACTGAATCATCTGAACTTCATGAATCTTTTAAATTAGATGAAAACTTTACTTCAAAACTAACAGGTATTGCAAGAAGAGCAAAAGACGTTAAGGACTTTGTAAAAATGGTGTTTAAACATGAAAAGTTTAAAACATTCGATACTCCAAAAACTCAACCCGATACATATGAAAACTTCTTAAAATTTATTAAAAATCATTATGAAATGGTACAACAATATGAATCAAAAGAAAGCAACATGAAAAAATTACAGACATTAGAAAGTTTTGTTAATGAAAAGAAAGATCAAACTAACGATCAAAGTCCAATGGGCGATGATGGCATGGAAACAGGTATTAAGAATAAAGCAAAAGAATCAGGTGTTCCAGTTGGCTTACTTAGAATTATTATGAAAAGAGGCTTAGCTGCTTGGAAAACAGGTCACAGACCAGGAGCAACTCAAGCTCAATGGGGTTATGCAAGAGTTAACTCATTCTTGACAAAACAAGATGGTACATGGGGCGGAGCTGATCAAGACATAGCTAAAAAAGTCAGAGACGGCGGACATGATAAAGAACTTTAATAACTAAAGAATAAATTATGATCATAGACATAGAACAATGGAAAGATCTCTCAAAAGAAGATCAAAAAAAAGTAACTAAATTAACAACAACAGGCACAAAGCCATTAAACCTAGTTAATAGACCTACAATGGCTTTAGCAACTATGTGTAAAAATGAAGATGAAATTATATATGATACTTTAAAATCATTTGAAGGCAGTATAGATTATTTAGCATTTGTAGACACTGAGTCTACTGATAATACAGTTTCAGAGGTTGTTAATTTTTTAAAAGAAACTGGTATACCAGGTGAGATTAACATAGATAAATGGGAAAGATTTGATATTAATAAATCAAAAATGATGCAGCATGTTTATAAAAAAACAGATTATGTAATACATGTAGATTCTCACATGCATATGCAAGGTGATTTTAAATTTAATTATGACAATATAGGATTTGATGTTTATAAAATGTTAAATAAAAGACAAGGGGTAAAATTCCATCATGGTGTAATTTGGAACAATAATTTAATTTGGAAATTTAAAGGGGTAAAGCACACTATAACAGTTTGTGATGATAAAAAATTAAAAGAAACAAACTATCCTAGTACTGCTTGGATCCAACATGCCGGCTCTGGTAAAATGGGTAAAAGATCAGATAATTCTGAAAAATATAAAGGAGATGCACTTGATTTGCAACAACAGTTTTGGAGAACAGTTGTTGACGATTCTGATAACTTAATGAGAAGATCAGTTTTTTACACTGCTCAAAGTTGGAAAGACTATAAAAAACCTGAAGAAGCTATAAAATGGTATTCTCTATACACTGAACTAAAAAATACATGGATAGAAGAAGTGTACATTAGTCACATGGAAATTGGACATGCTATGATAAAAATTAATAAAAATAAAAACAAAGAAATTTATTCATTTAGAGAAATAGAAAAAGCATTTCTTAAAGCAATAAACCTTATTCCAAGTAGAGCTGAGGGTTATAAATTTTTAGGAGATTATTACATGAGTATAAAAATGCACGAAGATGCAATTAGAGTTTATAAAGGTGCAAGGTCTATTGACTATGAAGAATCTGCTAAAAAATATAAATTATTCTTAATACCAAGATGTTATGGGTTTTGGTTAAATGATTTAATGTCAGTTGCTTATTGGAAAATGGGTAAAAAGAAAGAAGGCTTAGATTGTATTAATTTAATTTACAATCGTCCTGAATGTGCTGGCTTAAAAGAACATTTTGATAACAATATAAAATGGCTTAATAAATTATAAAAAAATGAAATATGATTATCTAATAGTAGGTGCAGGGTTTTTTGGTTCTATTTGTGCACATGAACTTAATAAAAAAGGCAAATCAGTTTGTGTAATAGATTCTAGAAATCATTTAGGTGGTAATTGTTATACAGCAGATAGAGACGGTATACAGGTTCATGAATATGGTCCACATATTTTCCATACGTCTAATAAAGAAGTATGGGATTGGATAAATCAATTTGCTGAATTTAACAATTATACGAATAGACCGGTTGCTAATTATAGAGGTGAAATATATTCACTTCCTTTTAGTATGTGGACTTTTTCTAAATTATGGGGAATATCACATCCCGATGAAGCTAAAGCTATCATAGAGGAACAAGGTAAAGAAATAAAAGAACCTACTAATTTAGAAGAACAGGCCATAAAATTAGTTGGTAGAGATGTTTATGAAAAACTAATTAAAGGATATACTGCTAAACAATGGAAAAAAGATCCAACTGAATTACCTAAAGAAATTATAAAAAGACTTCCAGTTAGATTTACATATGATAATAATTATTTTAACGATAAGTATCAAGGCATTCCAATTGGAGGCTATACTCAAATATTTGAAAAATTATTAGAAGGTATAGAAGTAAGGTTAGAAACTGATTATTTTAAAGCTGATTTACCAGAGTATAGTAATGTAATTTACACAGGGCCAATTGATAAATTCTTTAATTATAAATTTGGAGAACTAGAATATAAAACAGTAAGTTTCGATCACAAGAGAGTAGAGCAAAAAAATTATCAAGGATGTGCTGTAATGAATTATACAGAACAAGAGGTTCCATACACTAGAACAATAGAACATAAATATTTTGATGAAGTAGATTGTGAACACACTTATGTCACGCATGAATATCCGGTTGAATATTCTGCTGGAAAAACAGATCCTTATTATCCAGTCAATGATAAAGAAAATAATAATAAATATAATAAATATAAAGAGTTAGCAGATTCTGAAGAAGGTATTTATTTTGGAGGTAGACTTGCAGAATATAAATATTATGATATGCATAAGGTAATTGAATCTGCTTTAAACTTTGTAAATAACTTAAAAACATGAAATTCATAAAATCATTCAAAGACTATAAAGGTGTCTCAGAGGCACTTAAAATGCACGTAGATGAAGGCCTAGACCTAACAAATTCATTCTTTAGATTAGGTAGCGATGCATATACAGAATTGTTTGAAGAAGTCAAACAATATTGGGATAAAGGTAATGTAATTCTTAAAGGCCCAAGTGGTTGGATGACAAAAAATCTAGAAGTTGGCAAGAAAGCTGTCTATAAATATAAAGGTAAAAGAGAAAATGTAAAACTTGACTCTCCAAAAAGAGGCGGTAATAAGAAGTTTATTGTTTATAGAAACAGTGGACGTACAGAAGAGGATGGAACTATTATTGCAAAGAAATTAGAATGGGGAGATCCAACTACTACGGTAAAAAATGATGATGCGGGTAGAGCTGCTAATTTTTGGGCAAGACATGGTTGTGATAAGATGGCAAAGATGAATCCAGAAAAAGCAGGTTTTTGGGCATGTTATGGACCAACCTTATTCGGTAAGCAATTGGGACTTAAATCAGACAATCCATGGTAAAGAAGCCTTGTAAATGTAAATCTTGTAAGTGTAATGAGATGACTAATGAAGAGGTTGTTAGTCAGATGGAAGATCATCGCAGGCCTTTTACAGAAGAGTTTGTATCTAAAAATATTATAATTAGACATTTTGATCCTACAGCGGATGACCATCTCTTTAAATGGCATCAAGATCCTCAAGATAGAATAATAAGAGTGCTTAATAAAAACGACTGGAAGTTTCAGTTTGATAATAAACTTCCTCAAAAATTAGAGATAGATTCTATAATTAAAATAAAAAAAGAAGAATACCACAGATTGATTAAAGGTACTTCACCACTTTCGTTAGAAATAGAATTTTAAAAATGTCAAATAAACAGGTAGCAAGAAAGAGACACATACTAAAAACATTAACTTGGAGAGCATTAGGTACTATTGATACTATTGCTTTAAGTTGGTTTATTAGTGGAGATATAAAGGTAGGCTTTTCAATAGGAGGAGCTGAACTTTTTACAAAAATGTTATTATATTATGTACATGAACGAGCATGGTACACGTGTAATTTTGGAATAAATAGTAAAAAAGATAGAAATGGCAACAAACTTGACTAAACATAGCTTTACAATAAGTAGAGAACAAAGAGAAAAAGTAACAGGACATCCAGGTAGAGTGCTTTGGTTTACTGGACTTTCAGGTAGTGGTAAGTCAACAATTGCAAACGCACTTGATGAAGTACTAAATGGTAGAAATTTAAAAACATATATCTTAGATGGTGATAATATTAGAATGGGTCTAAATGGAGATCTAGGTTTTTCACCAGAAGATAGAAAAGAAAATATTAGAAGAATAAGTGAAGTTGCGAAACTTTTTGCAGATTCAGGAACAATCGTATTAACTGCATTTATTTCACCCTATAGAGAAGATAGAGATCTTGCTAGAGAAGTTATAGGTGAAGATTTTGTTGAGGTATTTGTAGATACTCCATTAGATGTTTGTGAAAGTAGAGATCCTAAAGGACTTTATAAAAAAGCAAGAGCTGGTGAAATTAAAGGATTTACAGGCATTGATGCTCCTTATGAAGAGCCATTGAATGCAGAATTAAGATTAGATAATTTAAGCATAGAGGATTCTGTAGAATTCTTAATAGATGATTTAGACAAACATCAATTGTTATCTACAATTAAAGAAGTAAATATTAATTAATGGAAAAAAATATATTATTTTTTGCAATGCCAAAAACTGGGAGTTATTCATGGTCAGCTTATTTTTATGAAAATAACTTAAAAATCAAAGGACATGATCTTAGAGATGTTAATTATAAATATCCATGGGAATGTAATATAGTAAAAGAAAATTGGACATTTACATTTGTAAGAAATCCAATTGATAGGTTTTTATCTGCCTTTAATTATTTATCAAATGGAGGGAATTGTGAACATGATAGAATAGAGTCAAATTTAATAATTCCAAATAATTATAAATTTAACCCTGAAGAATGGACTCAGGATATATTATTAAACTCAAAGGAAATAATATTAAATCAAATACATTTTAAACCTCAATATGACTGGATATTTAATAAATTAGGAAAAACGTCTATAAATGAGATTTATTTATACGATGATGGATTTGAAAAACCAATTTTAGAAATTTCTAAAAAAATAAATAAAAAAATAGAAATAAACAAATATAATGTCACTAAAAATAAAAACACAATATTGTCTAATAGTTCTATAGAAATAATAAAGAGTATTTATTTTAAAGATTTTAAATTAATTAAAAACATAAAAAAACAATGTGGAATAAAGAAAATCACGGAGGAGAGCCAACTAAGAACGTAGATAAAAAATATGCAATATTCGTTGGAAGATACCAACCTTACCATTTTGGGCATATTGAATTAATTAATCAAAAACTAAAAAAAGGAGTGCCTGCTTTAATTATGGTTAGAGACATAGAACCAGATGAAAAAAATCCATTTACAACTGAACAAACTGTAGATATGATTAAAAAATATCATGCAGCAAAAGGTGACGATGTCGATGTAATAATTATACCAGATATAGAGTCTGTAAATTATGGAAGAGGAGTAGGATATGAGATTAATGAGTATATGCCACCTAAAGATTCCGGAGCAATGTTTATTTCAGCTACTAAGATTAGAGCATCTATTAAAGAAGGAAATGAAGATTGGAAATCTATGGTAGACAAGTCTTTACATAATGATATTATAAAACATTTAAAATAAATTGATATATAATACATGAAATATCTCAAACGTTTTGAACTATTGGAAAACAAAGCAGAATTTAATCTTAAAATTAAAGAGCTTAGACAGAAGTGGAAAGAAACTGATAATAAAATAGATGAGATTAAAGATAAAGTAAGAAATGAAAAGGATGGAAATAAACAAGAACTTTTAGTTTTAACTTTACAAAAACTGGCAGCAAAACAAGAAATGTTAGAATTAGACATTAAAGTTAATAAATTAAAAAGAAAAATGCTATGAAATATTTGAGATTATTTGAAGAATTCATAGTTGAAAAAAAGCCTAAAGGAGCTCCTGATTTTCATCACAGTGATGCACCAGATGCTGAAGGCAGATTTAAAGATTTAAGTATAAAAGATCTTGCAGCTTGGCTAATTAAAACAAGAAATAAAGATCTTAAAAAGATTAGTGGTTCATTAACACAGCAAGTCGTTTTTAACAGAAAGGATGATCCTAAGTATGCTGAAAAAATGGAAAAGACTAGACTTGAAGTATACAAGCAATTAGGTAGAGAAGACTTATTAAAAGATAAAAAGTGAAACAATTAGTTTACGTATTTTCATTATTATTAATTTTATTTTCATGTAAGAAAATAGATGACAATGGGTTTAGAGTTTTTAAAATTAAAGAAGGCAAACATCGTTCTACAACATCAAGACAAACTACTTACGATACCACATTTAATTTACAAGTTATTTTTGACAGTTCCGCAGTCTATGAAACAGTAGACCCTAACAATCAATGGGATATTAATAAACTATGGGGAGTTAGTGATTGTGGAGATCACCATAGTACAAGTTCAATTAGATTTGGTTGGAGATGGAGCCCAGCATTAAATTGTTTAGAAATATTTGCATATCGTAGAATGTTCGGAGAGTTTAGTTATAAGAAAATAAGTTGTGTTCCTTTAAATGAAACAATTTATATGACAATGAATATAATAGATAGTAAATACGATATGTGTGTTGATGGAACATGTGTAGAAATGAATAGACCTTGTTTTATGGAATATAAAAGATATGTATTGTACCCTTATTTTGGAGGAGATGAAACTGCTTCACATGATATTACAATAAGAATAAAAAAATGAAAGAAACTTGGATATACGAATCTCCAGATGGAGGTAAAACAGTTTATAAAAGACCTTTTATGAAAGATGTTCCCAGAATATTAATAAAAGATGAAGAAGAAAAAGCATAAATATAATTTAAAAGATAAATTAGAATTTAAATTTTTTGACGGAGATGTCAAGGTTGGAGAAGTTACAAAACTAACTTATGAAAAAACAGGGTTAGATACATATAACTACGACCATCCAACTTATACAATATCTAAAGCTGAATATTATGGAAACAAAAAAAAGATATGGCACTATCCTTGTATAAATAAGGATCGAATATTATGTAAATTAAACTAATGAAAGACTGGAAAAAACAAACTAAATATTATTCTATTAATTCTTTATTGGGAAGTTCAATAGTTTCTTATTATAATGAAAAGAAAGAAGTAGTTCATTTCGAAAAAGGAGATGACATTAATGCTGAATTCGAAAAGAAATTAACAAGACTTTATCATAAAGATTTAAGTAATAAGAATAAAATCAATAGAGGTAAAAAAAGTAAGAAGCAAACTCCAAAAAGAAACGGATGAATTTTATAGAAGAAATAATTGAAGATGGCTCTAAAGAAAATCTTCAATTTCGTTTTCCACCAGAACCGAATGGCTACCTACACCTAGGTCATGCCAAAGCAATTTGTTTAAACTTTGGCCTTGCAGAAAAATACAAGGTAGGTTGCAACTTAAGATTCGACGATACAAATCCATTAGCAGAAGATTCAATATTTACAGATGCAATAGAAGCAGACATTAAATGGCTTGGCTTTGAATATGGCAAACCACTTTACACGTCCGATTATTTTACATTCCTAAATGAATGTGCTGAAAATTTAATCATGGCTGATAAAGCGTATATGGATGATTCTACATCTGAAGAGATTAGAGAAATGAAAGGTGACCTTGAGAATGGAGGCCAAGACAGTCCATACAGAGCAAGATCTATTCAAGAAAATTTAGACCTCTTTAATAAAATGTGCAAAGGTAAAGGCGATAGTGTATTACGTGCTAAAATAGATATGCAGCACCAAAATATCTTAATGAGAGACCCAGTTATTTATAGAAGAATAGATGCAACTCATCATAATACTGGAAATACATGGAAAGCCTATCCAATGTATGATTTTGCACATCCTCTTTCAGATTGGTATGAAAAAATAAGTCATTCACTTTGTACATTAGAATTTAAGGAGCATAGACCTTTTTATGAGTGGCTATTAAATGCATTAGAATTAAAGCAACCACATCCAAGACAAATAGAATTTTCAAGACTTAATATTGAAGGTGTTAAATTAAGCAAGAGACATTTAAAAGAATTAGTAGATGAAGGAATTGTTGATGGTTGGGATGATCCAAGAATGCCAACATTAAGTGGCCTAAGACGAAGAGGCTTTACGCCAGATTCGATCAAGAATTTTTGTGCTAAGGTTGGTATAACCAAACGTGAATCAGAAATTGAAAGACACTTGCTTGAGGAATGTTTGAGAGAAGAACTGAATGAAAAATCAATGAGACAAATGGTTGTCCTAGATCCACTTAAATTAACAATAAAAAACTTACATGAGTTTGGTAAGGTAATTATAGAAAATAATCCTGGTAATTCAGATGATGGTAGTAGACTACTTAATTATACTAATGAATTTTGGATTGAACGTGCTGATTTTAGAGAAGAAGCCAACCGAAAATACCATAGACTTAAGATTGGTGGAGAAGTTAGACTGAAAGGACTCTTCGTAGTAAAGGCAGTTGATTGTGTAAAGGATGAAGCTGGAAACATAGTTGAGGTAATTGCTGAATATGATCCAAAGAGTTTTTCAGGTATGGAACTAGACCGAAAGGTAAAAGGTACAATTCATTGGGTAAACATGAATGAGTGTGATGAAATATTAATACACAATTTTAATGGCTATAAGAAAACTTCAACAATGGCCTATGGTGAACCATTTGTTAGATTAACAAAAGATTATCCTGTACAATTTATGAGAAATGGATATTATATAAGAGTAGAAGATGAAGAGCTTTCATTTAATCATACTGTCTCACTTAAAAGTAGTTATAAAGGTTGAGGGAACTGTTAATTAAAATAATCTTAAAAATTAAAGAAAAGTTTTCTAAGAAAAGAAAAACGTTTTGGGATTTGTAAACAAACCGACTTACTTTCATATAATATAGACCAAGGAAGCACAAACCCCGAGGTGTCCTATTACAGAGGACGAGTAGCTCAGTTGGATAGAGCAATAGCCTTCTAAGCTATCGGTCAAAGGTTCGAATCCTTTCTCGTTCACAAGGCTGCCGGTCAAGTTATAGGACACCTCAACAATATTAAAAATTATGAGATTATTAGATTGGATATTTATTATTGCAATTATTTTATTATGGGCATGGCCTACTATTAGTGAATTGTATAAGCATGGAAAGTTTAAAGTGCTTAGAAAAATTGCAATAAGAAATAAAAAGAAAGGAAAAGTTAGAAAAAAGAAAAACAAAAATAAGTAATGATATATAACTCTTGAAATTAAAAAATATGTTCGAGACGATGCAACTTTCTGAAGAAATAAAATACACATTAGAGGTATTAATATTATTATCATTCGTATGCGGAACGTTGTGTGGGTATTTATGGAGTGAACATAAAAATGCTCATAGAATAAATAAAAGCAACGACGAAGTATTAGAAAAAAAATAAAATTGTTAATAACTTTTGAAAAAAGCGGCCCTGGATTTTCACGGGTCGCTTTTTTTGTTTATATTAGTACTATAAATTAAAGCTTAAAATATGAAAAAAATAATTATAATAGCAATTGCAGTTTTATTATCAATGCCTACATTTGCTAAAGGAACTGAAGCGTCAAAGAATAAAGTCGCTTTAACATGTATGGGTTTAGGGATGTTTACAACTGGTCTTATTTTACATCAGAGAGAAATGAATAGTTATCATAAATTTGAAGGTCCTGGAATTGGAATTGGCCCTAATCAACTTTTACAAGTAGTTGGATTAAGTGCTTTTACTTTAGGCATTGTAATTAAATTTTAATATGAACTGTAAGAGTTGTAAAAAAGAAATACCACAAGGCAGAGTAGATCTTGGCTATAAAGTTTGTGTTGATTGCTCGGATGTAGAGCGATATGGTTGTGTTGATATTGTCTATCACAAAACAGGCAACACTATCCAAATCATGCCTCAAGAGGATGCAGCTAAGATTAATAAACTATCACAACGTGTAGGTTTCGGTACCTTACGAGGTATGAGAAGCGGCTCACAGCCAAAATACAAGACAAAAATAGACAAGGGATGTTCATTAACCCAGATAGGTAGTGAAGCTAATTTTAATAAGGTTGGTGAAAAGTGTATGCTGTGGGTAGAGTTAGAAGATTGGGATCGAGTTGATTCGACTCTTGAAAAGGCAAAGAAAGATTTTGAAATTTCAAGCCTGCAATATCAAAAACTTAAGAGAATAATGAAAGAATTTATGCCTACGGTTGAAACAAATCCAAAAATAAATATAGAACATAAAAAAATAGATGATGAAATAGAAAAACAGTTTCGTCATTGGAGAAATAGTAAAATTTATAAATAAATAGAAATGGACGTACAAAAAGAAAACCCAGAACTTTATGACAAGGTGCAAGCCTATGTTTGGAAAAACTACACAAACTACACAAATAAAAAATTAATTATTAGAGAATTCGATAGTCACTTTAAGATTAATATTAATAGAGAAGATGCTCCTCTTGTTTTAGGCAAAGGTATCACAAGTTAAAAATGTTTAAACAAAGTCTCTAAAGTTTAAACATTCCAATATTATCGAGTATAAATATTAAACAACTAAATTTAAAATTATGAAATTTTTAGAAAATTATTACCCAATCATCTTAGCTTTTTTAAGCTTTTTATTTTCAGTATCATTATGGTTTAGTGGCTTAAAAGATGAAGGTATGTTTGTTGGTATTTGGGTACCTTCAATATTAGGATTAGCTAATTTTTTTAACACTAAGAAATAAATTATGGAGATAGTAATATTTACAGTAGGGTTTATTATTTTTGGAACATATATGTTTTTCCTAGTAAGGATGATAAACACTCAACACAAGATACAAGAAAGAGAAAATGGCGCTAATGAAATTAATGACAACATTGATTATGATGGCCATGGTAATTGGGGCAGGTTCCCAGCTTATGAAGAAAAGAAAAATAAAAGGGATAAAGTTTATTAGAGATATTTCAATAGAAGAAGAGCATCTATATAAATACGCGTTCAAATCTGAAAAGAATGAAAAGAAGACTATTAAAAATAATGGTTGCAAATAGACACCTTTCACCCGCAGAAAGGCTTGCAACTCGAATAGGTTATATGGGTGCTGGCTTTTTAATTGCAGCACAATGGACTGTTGAGCCTACATTATACATCTTAGGATTTGCATGTGTATTAGTTCAAACTGCACAAAAGAAGCAATGGAATCTTGCAGTTTTACAACTTAATGGACTCTTCGCATGGTTGAAACATTTCTTTACTTGGTGATATAAGTTTAAAACAAACAGATGCCAGAATTAGCCGAACTTAGACTTACAGCAGATTATATTAACGAAGTAGCAAAAGGAAAATCATTTAAAAGTCCTAAAAAGAACCCAGTTCATAAATGGGATAAATTTATAATGCCAAGAGAAGATTATGGCATTACTGCACAAAGTAGAGGTAAAGAACTAATTTTATATATGGATCAGTACCCTATCAGAATGTCTATGGGCATGTCTGGTCACTTCAGGTTGACTGAAACAGGAAAAGAACATAAACACAGTCATTTGATATTTGAGGCACATGATGGTACGTCTCTGTCATTCGTAGATGTGAGAAGATTTGGTAAATGGTGGCCAAATAGATATTGGTCAGAAGATAGAGGGCCAGATCCAACAACGGAGTTTGTACAATTTACAGATAACATTAAAAAGAATTTAGGTAAATCTGCATTTAACAAGCCAATATGTGAAGTTTTAATGAACCAAAAATATTTTAACGGTATTGGTAATTATTTAAGAGCAGAAATTATTTATAGAATTCCAAACTTAAATCCATTCTTAATAGCAAGACAGGCGCTGGCAATATACTTTGACGAAATAACAAGCCTATGTAATAAAATTCCACTAGAAGCATATCAAAGAGGAGGTGGAGCAATTAAAGATTGGGAAAATCCATTTGGTGCAAAGGTCGATATTGGTCCTTTTATGAAATGTTATGGCAATCCTGAAATGGCTAGAGAAAAAGACAAAAATAATAGGATGATATGGTACCATCCTAAATTTAAGTTAGATGCAGAAAGAGTGGCATAAAGATACTTCATTAAGGTGGAAAAGAAGAAAAGACATTGAAAGTTTAGTTTTTGATGTCGCCAATTGGTGCATGAATAATTTATCGTCTAATGAAAAATTACCAAAGGTCTGGATAGATTGGAAAAGACAAAAGAGATGTTATGGAGAATATGATTATACCGATAATGAAATTATAGTCTATCCATTAATTCATGAAAAGGTAGAAGATATTATCGATACAACTATTCATGAATGGATTCATTTTTTACAAGACACTAAAGAAATTATAGATAGTATTAAAAGATATAAATATTTTAAGTCAGCAAACCCTAAAGAATTAGAGGCAGTAGAGTTGGCTAAAAAATATACAAAAAGATATTTAAAAGAAAATAAACAATAATTATTAGAGTTATATAATAATCAATAAATTTGCTCCGTTCGTCTAACGGTTAGGACATATGGTTTTCATCCATAAAATAGGAGTTCGATTCTCCTACGGAGTACAAAGTTCTTTTTGTAAGAGATATATAAGTTAGAAAGTTATTACCAGATAGTATAATGGTAGTACGGCTGGTTTTGGTCCAGTCAGTCGGGGTTCGAATCCCTGTCTGGTAACTTTTTTATAAGCGAAAGTAGCTCAGTTGGTAGAGCATCTGTTTACCAAGCAGAGGGTCGAGAGTTCGAATCTCTTCTTTCGCTCAAACGGTCTGGTAGTTCAGTTGGTTAGAATATCTGCCTGTCACGCAGAGGGTCGCGAGTTCGAATCTCGTCCAGACCGCAAAATTATATAAAAATGGAAAACATAGTAGTCGCAATTCTAGCTAAAGATAAAGGATATTGTCTAGATTTTTATTTAAAATGTATATTAAATCAAACACTTGATAAAAAAAGAATACATCTTTATATTAAAACAAATGATAATAAAGATAATACTCAAGAAATATTAGAAAACTTTATTAAAAAACATAGTCAAAAATATGCATCAGTTTATTATAACTCAGAATCTATTTCTGAAAAATTAAAACAATTTAATGAACATCAATGGAATGCAGAAAGATTTAAAATTTTATCTAAAATAAGACAAGAATCTATTAATTTTGCAATTGAAAAAAACGCACATTATTTTATAGCAGATTGTGATAATTTTATAGTTAATGACGCTATTGAATATCTTTATAATTTTAAAAATTTAGGGGTTGTAGGTCCAATGTTAAAACTTACTAAAAACAATTTTTATTCAAACTACCATAATGTTGCTAATGAATCAGGATATTTTAAAAAAAATGATGAGTATTTTCAAATATGGAGAAGGGATATTAAAGGAGCTATTCAAGTAGACACGTTACACTGTACATATTTTATAAATAATAATTTATTAAAGCATATAACATATGATGATAATAGTAATAGATATGAATATGCAATATTTAGTGATAATTTAAGAAAAAGAAAAACACCTCAATATTTAATTAATTCTAGATTTTTTGGTTTTTTATTTTTAAACGATCAGATAAAAGTTAGCTTTAATGAGTTTATTACAAAAAATTGGGAAAGTGAATATAATGAAATGTGTAAATAAACATAAGATATTATTATGCCTACTTACAAATCATAGGATTGACAGGTTAAGAAGACTAATAAAATCAGTTTTAGAATTAGAACCTTCAAAGCTTGTAGAAATAGAACCAGTTATTGTTGTAAATACACTAAATGATAGTTTTTATGAAGAAGTTTTAAATACTAATTTTCCTTTTAAAATTATTAGAACAGAAAGTAATGGAAAACCAGGTAAAGGTAAAAATTCATGCAGAGATCTATTCTTAAAAAGCGATTCAGATTTTCTTTGTCAAATAGACGGAGATGATTGGTTATATCCAACTTTTACAAAATCAATGGCTCAACATATTGAACATTATCCAAATTTAGACGTGTTAGGACAGTGTACTGTTGATTTAGTAGCTAAAACAAAAAGAGGAGGGCATCATTTTAAAGTAGGTGATCAAAATCAGTATTGGGGATGTGTATGGGGAATTTCATTATTTGAAAAGAAAAAACATGGACCAGGTAAAGGGCATTGGGTAGATCATGAATATCCTAGTAACTTTGATAGAATAATGTTACAAAGTAAATTAAGTGCCCCGGAAAGAATGGATGAAGATTTACCAAACGGAGAAGATCATTTATACTCCATTCAATTGCTTAAATTACATCAAGAAAGAAAAATAAGATATTTTGTAACTCCTTCAAGTGATTTTTACATTAGCGAAGCAACCTTAGACGATAACATACAATCAAATTATCCTTTTAAAGAACATGTTGAAACTATGAAAAAAAATATGTTAAAATATGTAAATATACATAGATCTAGCCAAGAAGAACTTCCAGTAATTTGGAACAATTTATTACTTGGGCAAAAACAAAAGGAGGAATATATTAAGAAAACGTTTAATTGTTAAATATATAAAATAAAAAGAATTAAAATGAAAAAATCATTAGAAGAAATTTTATTAAAGCCTTATAGTAATTGGGCCATGAAAATCAGAAGAGTTATTATTAACTTATATAGACCGGTTTTACATGATCGTTCTGAATCAATATTTAATCAACACCTATTAGCCTATCTTATGTTTGGACTTTTTGGTTGTAGTGGAGTTTTATTAGCACTAGGATTTGATCAACCAGAATTTGGTTATCCTTTCCTATCAGGTTGGGTACTAGTTTTTATTACTCAAATTTATTTAAGATTCTTTCCACAAACATGGGCTGAAATGTACGATTATGAAAAAGCTGCATTTAGACAATTGCATAGACTGCGTAAGAATTGGAGTCCTAAGTTAAAAAAGTGAGACTACTTGTTTTTCTATTTATTTTTACTTTAAGTTGCACTCCATATAAAAGAGTAAAGCAACTTAATATGACGAATCCAAAGGTTAATAGAATTGCTAAAAAGTTTAATTATACTCAACCTCATAAAAGTTATAGTGATAAAAGCACATGGAAAAGAACCTTTAGGGTAGCTGGACATGGTTATCACAGAACTTATTAAATATTAGACGTATTTTATGGTTTTTTATACATAAATGAAGTATTTACTGATATAGGTTTATTAGCTTCTAAGTGTATAGGTAATTTATTTAGAGTCGACCTATCTTTTCTTCCATTTATCAAAGGCAATTGTTCCCATGTACCATCCCAAAGATTATTACATTTAAAAAATTCATTAACAGCCTGTTTTACTCCTCCAAAGTTAACATAATCATGACCTGCAATTATTCCTCCTTTTTTAAGTTTAGGATAAAAAAGTTGCAAATCTAATAATACATCTTTATATTCATGAGAAGCATCTATAAAAATAAAATCTAAACTTCTATTTTTATATAAACTTGCAGCGTCATGTGATCTTTTTCTTATAGGGTTAATAATATCTGATACAGGTTGTATGTTTTTTAAAAATGTAGAATATAAAAAATCTTTATCTTTTTTAAATTCATTTACCCAAGGCCTGTCACCTGCAGTATGTTCTACCGAGCCCTCCCATGTATCTATGCAATCAAACTTTATATTTTTTTTACTATTTAGTATTTCTACTGCCATATATGCAGCGCTTCTTCCTTTCCAAGATCCTATTTCTATAAAATGAGAGTCATCTGTAAAATTATCTATTACATATGAATACATGTCATCAAAGTCAAACCAATCTTCGCCTATTGTTTTATAAAAGTGTTCCATTTTTTATTTTTTTTTATTAACGTTCTGAATTAAAAAAGAATGTTTGAAATAATCTACCATCTTCTTTATTACTTCCAAAATAGTCTAATGATGAGTGGAACATATTCCCTCTATATAAAATAAGTCTATTAAATTTATTTCCAATCATTGTAGTCATATCCCATTTAGTCATGTCTTGAGAATCACGTCCTACTATTTTTTGTAATTCTTTATCTTCTGGCCACCATTCTAGGCCTGTTTCTTTATGTCTAAATAAACCTGTACCTGCTGTAACTGGAGCATCTGGTGTTAAATAACATACAGCTGCCCATGATGTATTCCCATCTGCATGAATCCAGCTCCTATTTCTAGAAGTAGTATATTGAAAAGCAGCATTATATTGTGTATTTTGATCCCATTCTACGATCTTACCATGAACTGGTTCAATATATTTTTGAATTACATTTTTAGGTCCATCCCAATTAGCAAAACTTTTAGTTCTACCTCCTGGAAAATTACCAGTTACTCCAAATTCTTGACTTAGTGCAAAATTTCTAATTCCTTCAGGATTATCGTAAAAATCCTCTATAATATATGCGCCTGTATACATCTTTTCTTAATTTTTTTTGTTATAATATATATCAGTAGATTTAGAATTGTTTATAAACTTTTTTAGTTTTTTACATATAATATACATGAAAGATAGAAAAGGCTTACAACACATTAGCGTTACCATAAAGGAAATTTACGATGCAATGAGGCCTAACGTCTATAAAAATAAAAAAAAATATACTAGAAAAACTAAACATAAAGGAAATGAAAAAGATTAAGAATTTTTTTATAGGAATATTAGGTGTTTTAATTGCAATTATAATGTTTCCAATAGCATTTCCAATAGTGGTTTATAAATCAATTATTAATTCAAAAAGAACAAAGAATGGCAAGTAACAACGCATCAAAAAAATTAAATTGTAAATATTGCAACACTTCGGTAGATGTAGGAAAAGATACAGTTGCGGTAACATGTTGGAGATGTACATCTAAATTAGCAGGTGGACATGAATGGACAGATAAGATATTCTTAGATGAGATTGAGTCGATAGTAAATGAAAGTGAAGATGTCAAGGAAGAAACAACGGAATAACCTTTAATATAATTAATATGAAACAAGATAAAATAGAATTAAAACCAAAGAAAAGAACCTTAAATGAATTAAGACAAACTAAGGATGCAGCATACAAAGCTCCTTATAAATTAGATGACGATGGAGGTTATTTATTAACATTTTCTAGAAAAGGTTTAAAAAAACTTTTAGAAGATTTTAATTCAAGTGATGAAACAGTTGAACAGTTTGTTAATTCAATTATATAATGGACATATTTGACGATTATCCTGATTTTAAAGATGAAGACTTTATTTACGATTGGTGTACATCAATGGATGTCATGTACAATATAGTTACCTGTGGTAAAACATTTGAAGAATACTTGTTAGAACATACTGCAATTTATACTTCAAATAATACTTCAAATATTGAAGTTAATTACGCTAGTGAAACACAAGATTTTATAGTTTATCCATTTGATCCAACAGACATTCAAAAAGAAAACTTAGAAGAATTACTAGAACATTTTGAAGAACAGGAAGAGTATGAGAAATGTGCCAAGATTAAAAAAGTAATAGATGGGTATAGTGAATAGTATTTTAGAAAAAATAAGTTGGAAAACTCATAAGTGGAATCTTAGTTTTGACTTACTACAAATTGATTTACATAATAATCAAGAATCTTGGGGATTTAAACTATTTAATTTTAGTGTAAATTATTATGATTATTCTTTATTGGCCTTTTTCTTTAGATTGCCAAATAAAACAACGGTTAAAAGATTCGCAATAGATCACTGGGATTTTTTATATCTATATAGACCTTTATATAGAGTATATGATAGACTAAATGATAGAGAATTATGGAATCCAGATAGCTTTACAATAATTGACACGATTAAATTAAAAATATTAGATAAATTATTTAACAGATAAATAATAATAAATTCATTAAACAATACATGTTTTTTAGTCAACAAAACGAAAATTTACCTCTATTAGTTTCTACTTCTAAGACAAAAAAGTTTGCTTGGTTTAGAATGCCTAAGGTTGCAAGTAGTAGCATTAAAGAAAATTTAAAATCTTCAATAAACGAAGACATAAAACTTAGACAAAGGTTAGAGTCAATAGACGTTAACGATAGTTATTTTAAATTCACATTTGTTAGAAACCCATGGGATAGAATAGCCAGTTGTTATAGAAATAAAATACAAAAAAGATGGAAAAACAGACCATCTCCTTCTTTAAAACAAAAAGGATTATTTTTTGAAAATAATAATTTAACTTTAAAGGAGTTTTTAATTATTTTAGAAAAAGAAGATAATAGATTCTATAATATACATTGGGCACCTCAGGCAGTCATAGTCGATATGGATAAAATGGATTTTATAGGTAAATTTGAAAACTTAGAAGAAGATTGGAAACATGTTTGTAAAAAAATAAAAATAGAACATACTAAATTACCGCATTTACTAAAAACTAAACCTGAAAATAAATCATATAGAGATTATTATTTAGACCAAGAATCTATTGATATTGTTTCAAGGATATATGCAGAAGAAATAAAAAGGTTTAATTATAAGTTTTAAAACAAATCAAAAATTACAATATAACTTAAAATGGCAGTATTTAAAAAAAAATTAAGTAAGGATTCAAAGGTTTTATTCTTAGTTACATCATCAATTCATACCGCATGGGGAAATAATGAAATTGCAAGATTTTCTGAAACAATATCTACTATAAATAGCATTAATGCAAATTTTAATAATGCTGAAATATGGTTAATAGACGCCAGCTTTAAAAAAATAAGTGACTATTTATTAAAAGCATTACCTGAAAACGTAATGCTCAAGACTTTTTTAGATGATAAAAATATAAAAAATTTTATTATCGATGCTGCAATATATTCAGCAGATATGGTAAAAGCTGGGGTTCCTAAAGAATTCAGTAAAGATTTAAAATTAATATATGTAAAAAATAGAACAGAAAGTTATATTTTTAAAGACATTATTACTAAAAATAGTCTATTAGGATATGATAGAATCTTTAAACTATCTGGAAGATACTCATTATCCCCTAACTTTAATATAAAACAACATATTGCGAAAAACAAATATGTTTTTTTAGAAAGTGTGGAAAGTAATCAAAAAACACTTTCAATAGATAGACTATATAGATGTTTTTGTTGGAGCTTTGATGAATATTTATTAAATAAAACTAGAAAAGCCTTTATAGAAATAGAAAAAGAAATTAAAGAAAGTTTTAATAATAGAAAATATGCAGACCTTGAACATTTTTTATATGATAAACTTAAAAAAGATGTGGTAGAAGTTAAAGAAATGGGTATTTTTGCAAACGTTGGAGAAAAAGGATATGTATACAGATAAAATAAAAAGCAAGGTAAATAAAATAAATAAGGCTTTCGTTTTAAATTTAAACTCTAAAAACGAAAAGCTTAAAAATAAATTAAACAGTCTTAATATTCAATACAAGTTTAAGTGGGAAATTATAGTAGGCGTGAATGGAACAAGCACCGATATTAAGTGGAAGCCCTTTTCAACATGGAAATTAAAAGATCACCCTAATAATTGGTGGAATAGAGATATTAAAGAAGGAGAAATAGGTTGTGCAATAGGCCACTATCTTATGTGGAAGCAAGCCTATGAAGAAGGACATGAACTTTACATGTTTTTAGAAGAAGATTTTAACCCAATACATTCATTAGAACATTTAGATTTAAGTGATTTACCAGAAAACGTAGATGGTTTTTATTTAGGCAGAAGTAAGGTAAATCCAAATGAAGTTGAAGAAGAGGTTGGAATTAATTGGCTTAAAGCAGGGTACAGTTACAATATGCAGTCATATTGTTTGACAAGAAGTGGCTTAGAAAAAATATTAAAATATGACTTCTTAAATAATATAATGCCAGTGGATGAGTTTTTACCAGCAACTTATATTAAACATCCTAGAAAAGATGTAGCAGACTTGTTTAAGCCAACTTTAAATTTTTATGCACATAAACGAGAACATATTACACAAACTTCAAACAAAAAAACTTCACAAACTGAAAATAGTAAACCTTTTAAAAAATATAAAATATTAGATGATTCTAATTGGGATACATGGAAACAAAGATACTTAGATCCTATTATTCAACGAGGTGAATGGGATTTGATAGTAGATCACATTGGAGATGAAGTGTACGAGTTTCCCCTGTTTACTAAAACCTTCTGTGATGAAATTATTGCAATGACAGAAGAACTAAACAACTGGACACATGCAAGGCATAAATTCTATCCAACAACTGATGTTCTTTTACAAGACATTGGCATGAATAAAATATACGATAAGGTTTTAAATGAAATTATTAGACCAATGTCAATTCATATTTGGAAGCTTGAAGGTAAAGGTTGGGATAGATTAAATAACGAAAACTTTTTAGTTAAGTATTTACCAGATGCACAGTCACATTTAGCATTACACCATGATCACAGTCATTTAAGTCTTGTTGTAAAGTTAAATGATGAGTTTGATGGAGGTGGAACTTACTTTCCTAAATATGGTTTATTGTCAAATCCAGAGAGAGTAGGAACTGCAACAATTCATCCCGGTCAAATTACACATAGACATGGTGCAAGGCCAATTTATTCAGGTCGTAGATATATTACAGTCTCATTTATTAAACAAAATTCTAATATATAATTAAATTATAAAAAAAAAAATTAAAATGGAATTAGAAAAGCCCTTAAATGCTGTAAATAGATTTATATACGATGAAGATACTGATATTATAGGAGACAATATGCCAACAACCCTTGCACAGGGTATAGACAAATCAGGTTTTCAAACAGGCCTTTTAGCACATACTGGTGGAAAGGTATATAAGATTTGGTTCTATGATTTAAGCCAAGGCAATTGGATTGATTATGGACAAAGCGCGACTGATCAAAGAAGTTTAACGCTTCCTTGGTTAACAAATTATGATAAAGTATTTTTTGAAGCTATTAATCCTGTAGTTGCACAAGAATTAAGAATTGTTGGTTTAACCGGTAGTATTGTAGTAGATGGAGATCCAAGTGATGGCCTAAATAATGAAAATACCCTTTTTCAAAATGGAAACACTGATCCTTCTGGTACTTCTATAATTTCAACACCTGGTCCTTCTGGTCCACAAGGTCCTTCGGGTCCAAGTATTTCTTCAACATTTCTTGAAGACGATAATGGCAATTTAATACCTACTGCAGATGTTCAATACAATTTAGGTAATGTTAACTTTAGAATTCAAGATATATTTACTCAAAATCTTTCAACTGGTGATATTAATTTAAATAACGAAGGTAGGCAAAATGAAGTTGATGGAACATCAGGCCATTGGTCAATTCAAGAAGGTGCAAATGATTTATTTCTTATTAATAGAAATACTGGTGAAAAGTTTAAATTTAATTTATCAAAAATAGATTAGTGATTAAGCTTAAAAATTGGAAACATTTTATAGACTGTTGCAAGTATTATAACTATATTATAGTTAGTGGGCCTCAACGTTCTGGAACAACATATGTTGCAAAGGAATTAGCCTTTGAATTAGAATATGAACATGTTGATGAATTTAAACACGGTATTGCAAGATTTGAAAAAATGTTAAGTTTCATTGAACATGGGCCTAAGGTAATTCAAGCACCTGCATTATCTCACATGCTACATAAAATCGTAAAAGAAAAAACATTAGTAGTTTTTATGATGAGAAATAACCATGATATATCTTTAAGCGAAGATAGAATAGGGTGGAATGATAAACACGCTAAGACTGAATTTGATAAATATAAAGAACAATTTCATGAAAACATTGAAAGAATAAATGACTTTAAAAGAAGTGCACCAATGAAGAAATGGATATGGAAAAGGCACCAAAAAAGTAAGATGCAAATTGATCATTTAGAACTTCCTTTTGAATTTATTTCACAGAGTAAAGGCTATATCGCTAAAGAAGACAGGGTAAATTTTAAGAAAAAACAAACAAAATGAAGCCAGTTTTTATTATAGGTTCAGTTTTAATACCAAATTTAGGTAGATTTGATTATACTAAAAACCGAAGTTATTTTTCAGACAGAGAAAGATATTCACACACGACATTTGCTATTAATTCTATTTATGCAATTTATCCAAATGCTAAAGTATACGTAGTCGATGCGTCTTTAGATACTGAAGCCGCAGACGACTTATTATTTCAATATGAACATTTATGGAAAGCTAAAGATCTAGAATGCATAAGACTTGCAGAGGTAGATGCACAAAAAACAGTTATTTTAAATACTCATGAAAATAAGTCATATTGTGAAGCACTATTATATTCTACATTTTTAAAACATTATAAAGATAAATTAAAAAAATACGATTATATAGTAAAGCTTTCAGGCAGATATAATTTAACTGAGAATTGTGGAACTAATTTAATAAACAAAAGTAATGTTTATTTTAAAAAAATATGGAATGCTCCTAATCCAGATAAAGAACACTGGGCCTATAAAGACTTAATGATACCTGGTCAAGAACCTTGGGAAATGAATTGGACTCCTAGTTTTTGTTTTGCATTTGGTATTAATAGACTTGAAGAATTTGTAGACTTTTGGAATTTTGTTTTAGAAAACACTAAAGAAACTGATAGAAGCTGTGAAAGGCTAATTCAATATTGGCTTTGGAAAAATAAATTAACGCCTAAGGAATTAAGTTGGAAAATATTGGCATTTACTGGAGACAACGGTAGATTGTGGTATTGGTAGACTGATATATAATATATGTACATAAGTACATTCCAAAAAACAATTTAGTAAAATGGCACACATTCTAGAAGAGCCAACTTCTGGAATGAGACCAGAGCAAGAAAAGAAAGGACTTGCAAAGGCTATAAATAGTGAAATCTTTGATTCTCTCTATATAGTTAATACCCAAGAAATGGATAACGATGATCTGTCTTTTTTCGGAATAGGTGGCCCAGCTTAACAAATGTAGGACTCTTCGGGGTCCTTTTTTGATATATAAAAGAAAAACAATTTTATTATGGAATTACAAAACCCTTTAAACAAACCAAATAGGTTTGCATATGGAAAAGATGTCACTATTATTAATGACAATCCACCAGTAGATCAAACATTTGGTGTACATAAATCAGCCGAACAAAGCGGTATCTCAGTGACTTTAGAAGAAAGTCATTTTATGATATGGAAACTAGAAAATGGAACATATGCTGAATTTGGAGAAGTTAATCAAAAATCAGCCATTGTATTAGGTTGGACAGATGGTGTAGATGGATATTACTTTCAATCTCTAACATCAACTCCTAAATTAGAAATTAGAATTACAGGCGTTGCAGGAAATATAGTTGTTGATTCAGACCCTAACGATGGTATAGGTGAAGGATCAGCTGATCTTTTATCATTTAATGGACAAATTAACCAAGGAAGCGTTGGGCAACTTGGAAAGCTAGGTGAAAAAGGTGACAAAGGAGATAAAGGTGAAGCAGGTGGTTATGCAACATCATTTAATGGTCCACACTCTCTCGGTGATGATAGAAGCCCAACTGCAGATTTAGGTACAGTAACAGTAGATACTGATTTATCATATCAAAGTGGTGATTATATTTTAATATCTATGGTTGCAAGACCGGATAGTTTTGATATTGCAAGAGTAACTTCGTATGATAGTTCTACTGGTGTAATGTCTTTTGATAACATTTATCAAAGTACATCGGATTCAGAAAGTACAGATTGGAATATTAATTTAACAGGTCTACAAGGTCAAAAAGGTGAAGATGCTAGTTATATGACATCATTTGATGGTCCACACTCTCTCGGTGATGATAGAAGCCCAACTGCAGATTTAGGTACAGTAACAGTAGATACTGGCTTATCATATCAAGGAGGTGAATATGTTTTAATATCTATGGTTGCAAGACCAGGTAGTTTTGATATTGCAAGAGTAACTTCATATGATAGTTCTACTGGTGTAATGTCTTTTGATAACCTTTATCAAAGTACATCAGATTCAGAATCAACTGATTGGAATATTAATTTAACTGGTATACAAGGTGAAAAAGGAGATGAAGGTGAAGCCGGCCAAGATGGTGTTATTGGAGTTGATGGAGCTAAAGGAGATAAAGGAGATCAAGGTGCAATGGGTATCCCAGGTTTAACAGGTCAAGCTGGACAAGATGGTACAGGATTTGATGGTGCTAAAGGTGAAAAAGGAGAAGCTGGACTTGATGGTACTGCTGCAAATCAAGGACAAAAAGGAGATAAAGGTGATTCTTCTGACATGGGAGGTACAATGACTGCATCTATTATACCAGATACAAATGAACAATATGATTTAGGAAATGCTGAATATAAAATTAGACACCTTTTCTTATCTGATAATTCAATGTACATTGGAGACACTTGGATTAAGGCTGAAGGAGATCAGATTAAAACTCCTAATTTATTAGTAGGTGATATTAATTTAAATAACGAAGGTAGACAAAATGAGGTTGATGGAACTTCAGGTCACTGGTCAATTCAAGAAGGAAGCGACGATTTATTTTTAATTAATAGAAATACTGGTAAAAAGTATAAGTTTAATCTTACAGAAATGTAAAATAATTAAAATAGAATTAAAGGGCCCTTAGTGGCCCTTTTTTATTTTAATATATAAATTAATTTAAATTATTAAATTTAAGTATGGAAAAAGGGATTTGTCTTAACATGATAGTTAAGAATGAAGAAAAAAACATTGAAAGACTATTACGTTCGGTAAAAGATGCTATAGACTACTATGTTATTTGTGATACAGGTTCTACTGATAATACAATCGATATTATTAAAAAAATAACTACCGAACTAGGAATTAAAGGTGAGATCCATAATCACGAGTGGGTTAATTTTGGACATAATAGAAATATTGCATTAAATATAGCAGTAGAATCTTTAAAAAGCAAAAATCATAATTGCAATTGGGTTTTGTGCATAGATGCTGATGAAAAATTAGAAATAACAGATCCTAGGTGGTATTTAAAATTTAATAAAAAAAGAAGCTATCAAATATTTAAAAAAGACAAGAACGCTGAGTATCCTACTGATCAAATTTTAAATATAAAATTTGAAAAAAATGAATGGAGAGGTCCAGCTCATAATTATGTACATTGTATCGAGGGCCAACCTAAACTTCCTCCAATCAATGGTATTAAAATATTAAGAGATAGTAGTTTTCAAGGAGGTAAAAGTTCTAAATTTGAAAACCCAAGAGAAAAGTATATGTTTGATGCAGATTTATTTTTAAAAGAATTAGAAAAAAACCCAAATGATAGTAGAAGTCAATTTTATTTAGCTCAATCATATAAGGACGCAGGAGAGTATGTATTAGCATACCCTGAATACATAAAAAGAGCTGAAATGGAAAATACATGGATTCAAGAAAGGTATTATTCTTATTTAAGTGCAGCTATAATTCAAGGACATAATTTTAGTAATTTAGAATTAGGTATAGATTTATGTTCAAAGGCATATAATTTAATTCCAAGTAGATCTGAGGTATATTTTTGGAGTTCTCAATTTAATAGAAAATTAAAAAAATATCAAGATGCTGTTGCAATTTCTAAACACGGTTTAAATTTAATTAAAAGATTAGACTCTGATCTTTTCCTAAATTCTACAATATACGAATGGGGTTTATTAGAAGAACATGCAGTTGCATTAACATGGACTCGCGAGTACCGAAGTGCATATAAAATATTTAATAAAATAAAAAATAATAAAAAAATAAATTTGAGTGAAAATGATAGTAAAAGATTAAACTCAAATATAGAATTTACAAAAAGTAAAATATAATAATTAATAAATTTAGTAAATAAATATTTTATATAATAATGGCTAGACAAATTAAATTTGGAAATGTAAAAAAAGGAATGTCGTATATCTATCGCCGCAATAAGCTAGAGCTAGATAAATTAGACAATACCTTAATGAGTAGAAATGGTCTTTCTGAGCGAGCAATAGATGAAATTGATTTTATGCGAGATCAATTGATTTTACGCATGAATGATTGTATAGAAGATTAAACAAATCTACATTCCATCATATAATCATAGATGGAACTCCTAATAAAAAAGTGGCAATTAAGATTTGGAATCAGTGATTGGCAAATAAAAACAGAAAGAATCTTACCAGAACAAATAGAATATAGTGGTGAAACTTACTTTGTTGCTATTGAAAGAGACTTTGATAAAAAGGAGGGCACTATTTACCATGACATAGACCTTTGTGAAGAATCAATAGTTCATGAATTACTGCATGTTAGAAATCCTGAAAAGGACGAGGATTGGGTAAATATGAAAACAAGTCAAATTTTAGAATATGAAAAATAGAGAAGAAATAGCCTTAATGTGGATAGTACTCATTATTGCGGGTATAATAACAACGGCAATAATGCCAGAAATATTATTATTTGTAGTTTTAGGTTACTGTATGTGGGGATTATATACACATTATAGTAATAAATTATGAAAAGAATAGCAAATTTTATGGGCTTAATGATGGCTATGCTTGTAGCAATGTTTCAGCCTTTACAAATTACACATGGAGCAGATGGATGTTGCGCTACCTGTCAAATGAAAAAAGAAGATGAAGACGCAATAGAGTTAGTAGAAGAAAAAGGAGAAATAAGTTAATGAAAGAACCAAAAGAAAAGGCCCAAGAAATATTAAATGAAATGCACAAGTGTGGAGAAGGCATGATGATACCATTAAGCGTTACTACTGATTGTGCAAAGGTAGCATTAAAACATATACAGCAGCAAAGCACAGATAATAATAAATATAACTATTGGATAAAGGTTGCTGCTTTTATAGATAAATAATACATGAAAACATATGAGGAATTTATTAATGAAGCCTTTTCTCAGTCAAAGATAGAAAAAATCATTAAAAAGGTTTATCCACAGATAGTTAAAGACCTTGGAGGAGAAGCAAAACAAGTTAAGGTATATGAAAACATGTGGGATAGATTAGGCGCGGTTGCAGTTGATGACCTAAAACTAGAACAAGGTAATCCAAATGCACAATATGATCCAGATGAAGACATAATTTATATTTACTCAGAAGTTACTAATACATCTGAACAAATTATCAGATCTTTGTTACATGAACATACACATACTATTCAAGATCAAAAGGAATTTAAAAAACTATATAATGATGGCTATAAATACTCAAACCATCCATTTGAGCTAGAGGCACTAGAAGCAGAAAAAAATTGGAAAAATTACAAATGA